CCGTCACGTCAGCTACGGTCGATTTCAGCGGAATTCCGCCGCCATTGGCGAGCACAAAGGCAGTCGTTGCGATCTGTGTGGTATTGGTGCCGACTGAGGCAGTCGGGGCGGTTGGCGTGCCAGTGAGCGCCGGGGACACCGCCCGAACTATCGCACCCGTACCAGTCGGTGTCGTGGTCCATACGCCCGTCAGCGTCCCTGACGACGTAACCGGTGAGCCCGAAATGGTGAAATCGCTCGGAAGCGACAGCCCAACGCTGGTGACATCGCCCTGATGGGTGATTGCGACTTGGGAGGCCGCCGTGACACGGCCTGTTGCGTCAACCGTAATGGCCGCGACATGTGTCCCGTCGCCGTATGAGCCTGCGGTTACACCCGACGCGGGCAGATCGCCCCCGACAAGCGCTCGGAAGCCAGGTGCCCCTGCCGCCCCGCTAGATGGCCCAGCAAAGACGACGTTGGCGTTTTCGTTCTTCCAGCTTAAGGTAAGGGTTCCGGAGGAAGTGACGGGCGAGCCGGAAATGTCGAACTCGGTCGGCACCGAAAGACCGACGCTCGTCACCGTCCCTTCATTGGTGATCGCAACGTTGGAGGCCGAGGTCACGCGGCCATCGGCATCAACCGTAATCTGCGGCACGTGGGTGCCGTCTCCATAGGTGCCGGCATCGACACCGGACGCCGCCAGCCCTACAGTGATGTCTTGCCCCGCCCCCCCATCTGAGACGGTCACCTGCCCACTCGCACCCGCTAGAAGCCGGGCATTCGGGAGAAGCGGATTGGCGGAAACCAGCACGTATTCGGCATTTACCCCGACTGCGGCAACGGTTCCCGTACTCGTGCGCTGGGTCTGATAAACGCCACCCCGTAGGACGGCGATCGGAAGCTGCTCTGTGCCATCCAATGAAACCGCAAGCGGGAGCTGTTCAATGGTTACGGTATTATCAGCCATTTGGGCTCCACGTCACAAATAGAAGTCCATCGTCCGTCGCGAGGATTTGCCCCGTGTCGGCCGCGATGAATTCGTTGTCGTCGATGTAGAAATATTCGGGCCGGGCGTTCATGACCGGCACTGGGTCAGGCGGCAGGATGCGCGGCTTTAACTGTGGCTGTGGGGTGTCGTAACACTGGCGGCAGACGAGTAACCGAATGTTTTGCAGGTTCGGCCCGGCGAATTGAACTTGCCACTCCAAGTCACGGTGCAGAAACCAATTATTGCACCTATCGCATACGGCCCATGCCGATGGGTTTGATGGATCGACGTGAGCATTTCCGTGAAAGCGATATGCCATTTACTTCACCACTTAATGGCAAAGGCAAAGGCGATATTTATGGGTCGAGTTTCTGTCCCGCCTGTGTTTTGGACTGTAATCCCTGTTCTAGACGTTTCTGAAACAATTGATCCAGTTCCAGTGCCTGCGTTTCTAGGTTGATTGCCGTTATTAGTTCCAGTCAGGTTTTGAATAATATCGATGTTGTGCGCGTGTCCTGGGTCGGTGATACCGTGCGTATGTGACTGGATCGATTGAGTTTGAGTGGTACCGATCACCCGGCCCGGATCGCGCCCTGCCCCATCGTCCCACGCTCGTGCGAAATAGCCTCGTGCGTCGGGCAGGTTGAATGTCGTCGAGCCATCCCCGGACCCGTATGTCGTGCCGATCGCGGCAAACAGCGCGGCATAGGTCGTTCGCGACTTGGCCGATCCGTCGCAGATGAACCAGCCATAGGGGACGGCCGACATCGCGAACATGTCGACCTTGCCGACCGGCGTGCCTCCGAAATCGGCGTAGACGTTCGTGCCATCGAGGACGAAGAATTGCCCCGAGAGACTGTTGGGCGGTGCAATTGCGGTCGCGCCAGAGCCAGCTATTTTCAGCGTGACGTTGAACGCCCCGGTCGTGCTGTTCTGGACGAAGAACACGCGGCCGATGGCGGGAAAAATCACATTGACATTGGCGGTGAGCGTCCCCGTCAGCTTGATCGTGGCGACTTGGGTCTGCGACGTCGTGAGCGTGACGTCGGTGCTCGCCAGAGAGACCGTCTGGACGTTCCCGAGAATGCCGTCGATGATGGTGAAGACATCGGCATTGAGGTTATCGCCCCACGTGCCGCTGTCCTCGCCTGTCGCCTGAAGCGCGAGATGGGCGTTTGTCGAATAGGTTGCCGGCATCGGGGTACCCCAATGAAAAAAGGCCCGCAAAAGCGAGCCTTCGAGATGGATGACACCGCGCCTGTTCTGCGCAATTATGCAGAGGGCGGGAGGGACGATGATGAAGCTATTATTGACGATGATCGCACTGGCGACGCTCGCTGGATGCACGACGATGTCGGCGCAGCAATCGGCAGCGCGAGACGATCAGACTTGTGAGAGTTATGGCGTGAAGCCAGGATCAAACGGTTACGTCCTCTGCCGGATGCAACTGATCCAAAATGAGCATGAAGACGATCAGCAGCGGCGCGCCAATATGGAAGTGCTGGGCGCGAGACTCATGAACCAGCGTTAATGCTGGGTGGCGGAACTCGTCACGATGCCGGAGAGTGTTGCCAATTGCCCGAACCGCTGTGCCAGCGTTCGTTCCGATCCGGCATTGAGCCGCTTCGGAGCTTTGGCGAGGAGGGCCTTGGCGAGCTGCGGATCAAGCAATGCATCGCGGACAAGATCGTCGATCTTCTTGATGCCGGCTTGCCGCATTGAGCCGAGCACATGCGCGCCCACATACCCGCCAACGGCCCCGACCGGCCCGAAGATGCTGCCGATTGCGGACGCCCCGCCTTCGGAGGCGAGCGTGATAATCCGGTTGAGAAGCGTCGGCGCGACAGAGTGCTTGCCAGCGGCCAGAAGGTCTTGAGCCGTATTCGACCCACCGGGAATGCGTACCGAGGCGATCGAACGGTTGGCGCGCTTCAAATCCTGTGCGACGGCCCGCATGGAATTGACTTCATCCCGCGTGAAAACTTGGTGCAGGGCGCCAGCATTGTTCGCGATGAAGGTCTGGAACTGATCGGACTTGATGAGGTTGCGCCCGCTTGTCGCCGCTTCGGTATTGGAGACGAGCTTACCCATCATGTGGTCGACAATGGCCTTGCGCAGGCCTTGGAAGGCAGCTGGGTCGTTGCGCACGCCGTCGGCCAGCTCTTTCATGCGGCCCGTCGAATCCGCGCGGCCGAAGATGGTTCCGACCGTTTTCGTCACGTCGTCGGGATTGCTCACCTTGAGGAACTTGCCGAGCGCGCTTTTCTCGAAGGCGTCAATGGCTGCTTTGCGCTGAGCGGCAGCATTGCCCAGGGTCTCAGTAGCTTTCTCGACGTTCTGAAACCTGTCGAGGGAGCCGGGAGCGATGTTTTCGAGTTCGCGCAAGGCATCCGCGTGCTGCGTTTTCCATTTGGCGAGGTTGTCCGGCGTTAGCGCGCCCTTTTCGCGGAGAGAGTTGGCGGCAGCGCTCCGCATGGCCTCGACGGCATCGGGAGCGGAATTGCTGGCCCGCGCAATTGCCTTGACCACCGATCCGCCACCTGGACCTGGGCGCCAAAGCGAGGATGCGACCTGTTCCGAGGGCATGGCGTAGGGGTAAGTGGCACCGGGGCGCCGAAGTATCTGCGCCACCGGAGGCGCGCCGAAAGCTTCCTTGCGGGCTTTGGTGGCGGCGCTTGCTACAGCGAGTCGGTCTGCGGTTGCTTGATCAACAAAGGGTCCGCTTCCAGCATCTTGCGGAAATCCTTGAGCACCCGCACCGCTTCCAAATCCGCCTCTTGGCGATATTTCTGCTCCATATGAGCCAGAAAAGGGAGCCGATCCGGTTCCTCCATTGTCAGAAGAACCGCCAATACCGTTTGCCCTGGCCGTTGCTTGCTTAGCTGCAACGAAATTCCTGCTTTCGGCCAGCATCCGAGCGCCGATTGTCTGCTCAGGGCTCATGGCCCCGCTAGCGACTGCCTGTTGCTCGTCTGCGGCCTTCCCTTGGACTGACGCCGATATGGCATCTTCGATGCTATTGCGCAACTGTGCCAGCCGCCCATAAGCCATATCATTCGGCTGAAGCGGAGATTTTACGGCCCTCATGGCCTGCGAGACGACGCCGCGAAGATCGGTGAGCCGCGAGAACGGGATCGTGTCCCCATAGGAACTGATGACATTGGCGAGTGCCGTTTCCGGTGGTGCAAGGCTCGTCGCCAGCTCCGGGCTCAGGTTTCCGTACACTTCGCCAACCGCCTGCTTTATCGGGCCCGCGCTGACGATCATCGAATTAGTCGGATCGACTGCCTTCCAAAGGCCGGACTCGCGAGTCTTTTGAGCATCAAGCTCGGCTTGCAGCGCTGTCCTCGCCTGCTCGCCAATCGCGGCTGACGGCGCGGCGGTTCCGAACTGGTCTACGTTCTGCGCAAGAGCCGCCGTCGCGTCGTTGACACCCTGCTGGCTGCTCTGATCGAGGGCACCCATCTGCTGGCGCACGAAATTCGCTACGTCTTCCGGCGCACCGCTTGTCTGCAACGAATTGAGGGCATCAAGCCGTGCTGCATTCTGGCCGGCTCTAGCCGCGTTGAACATCTCCGGATTCCGTGCGGCGTAGGCGCGCTCTAGGCTGCCGAGCCCCATGTTCCCAGTTTGCTGAAATGTCGTCGGCGACGAGCCTGGGACGATCTCTGCCGGTTCGCGGTTGATGGCCGAGATCAGGTCTTGCGGCGTGGTGGCAGCGGCATTCGCAAGCGTTTCGCCGGCTGCTGCTTCGCGGCCGCTCTTGGTGAGAGGTGCGACGAAATTCGCGGCGCCTTTTCCTATCCCTCCCGACAAGCCGACCGGAACGTCAACGCCAAGACCGCCCGCCAAGCCCCCAGCTAGCCCCGCCAGCGGCTTATACTGATCCGGCACGGCATCGGATGCCAGTTGCGATCCTGCCCCCGCTCCGAGCCCTGCTGCAACATTGCGGGCAGCACCGAGACCTGTCGTCGGCGCGCCCATAGCCTCGCCGACCGCCCTTCCGGCCTGCGTCCCGGTCCCAAGCAATTCCCCGGCCGCACCAAAGGCGCTTTCGGGAACAAGCGCCATCGCGCCGCCCTCAACCGCCGCGCGGGTCGCGCGCTCGGCCTCGCCATTGGCGGGAATCGTGGAAGGGATCGGCGTTCCGACATTCCTGTTGTAGAAATTGGCCCACCAGTCGGACGAGCCCAGCGTACCCGATGGCACCTGCGGCAAGGGATTGCCCGCGAGTGCGTCGGCCGTATTGAGTGCCCCCCGAGCCAGATCGACAGGCGCACCCATGAGGTTGTAGACTGCTTGATCGAGGCCGGGCAAAATCTGGCTGGCGACACCGCTCAGTGTCGATTGTCCATTGTTCGGCGCGCCTTGAGGCACCGCAGGCGCCGATCCGTTCGGCGCAGGAGGGCCGCTATCCATTGGCACGAGCGAGGACAAGTCGAGCCCAGACTGTCCCGTTGCGGCAGGAGGCGCAGCAGTCCCCCCCGAATATGGCGCTAGTGACGAGGTGTCGAAGTTCATCAGCGCTTGACCATCAACTTGCCGTTGACCCTGAAGACCGAGCCCGGCGCGGCATTGTCGATGTCGGCCTGTGAGGTTGGGATGATCGGGTTCTGCGCTGTCCCGCCGCTCAGTTTCGCGGACAGGTTGTCGCCGTACTGGACATATTTCTGCGGCGGGTTGACCTGGTTGAAGGTATTGATCGCGCCGGTCATGTCGCCATAGTGCTGATTACGCCAGTCCTGTAGGAATGCCGCCTTGTCCTCGGCGCGTTTGTTGACAGCACCGATGCCGCCAAGAATGCGGAAGAAACCCTGTTTGGTGTTCTCGCCGCTCGGGGAGGCCGACGCGGCCTTCATGATCGTGCCCATGGCCGGGTCGCTGCTCCAGCTCGTCGCCAGCGCAGCCTGCAACTTCGTCCCCATCTTGTTAATGTCTTCCGCCGTACCGACTGTCGACGGATCGACAGGAGCAATGCCGGCGACGGAAAGCGCGGCGTTGAGCGACTTCACCAGATCGGTTCGCGCCGTAAAGCCAGCGCCCTGCGACAAGACACCACTATCCGGCAGTTGCTTGGCGAGATCGGCCATTTGGCCGAGCTGGACGTCCATATCCTGGGCGGCAGTCGCGCCTTTGACCGCCGGGTCGACAATACCGGCCGATTGGGTAAGGAGCGTCTGGCGGCCCTCAGGCGTCATCATCATTGGGTTGAGATGCGTCGTATCCATCGGGGGCGCAGAGGTAACGAAACCGTCGGCATCGGTCGGCAATTGGGAAACGGGGGGAGCGCCAGCGCCATTGCCGGCAGATGCGCCGCCACCCGGCATATTCCATGGGGCGATCGTCGCGCCCTGCTCCGGATGCTCAACATCGCGGAAGGCTGGCCCGTAGGGCGTCATCATCACCGGATAGCGGGTTGCATTGGCAGCCGCGATTTCCTGTGCCACCTGTGCGGCGGTCTGCTGGGCATTGAGCACGAGCTGCTGCCCGGAAATCCCCAGTTCGCCCTGCTGAGCGCCGATTGCCGAGTTCGCCAGCGCGTTCTCGCGGTCTGTCGCCTGCTGCGTCTGCCACTGGTTGAGGCCAGCCTGAACGCCGGTGCCGATATTGGTCAAGGCAAACGGCGACTTACCTGCCATCATTCCAGCCCCGGCGGACAGAAGCGCTTCGCGGGCATCAGGCGAGAGGTTGAGCCCCTTCCCTGCTTTGAGGGATTCGAGGACCTGCGGCAGCGTGGTCGCATAGCCGGCGTTGGAATCCGGCACGCCATAGCCACCAGGCGGCGTCACGCCGAGGCCGCCCGGCACGCCACCGGCGGGAGCACCCGAAGCGGTAGTTGCAGTCGGGACCGTACCACGTACGCCGGTGTCGCCGTTGCCGAATTTGTTCTCCCACATGCTGGCGAACTGGCCGGCGGTCATGTCGGGCGTTCCGCCGTTCTGAGTAACGGCGCTGAGGCCGATGATACTGGCGGCGGGAGCACCCGGATTGCGCAACAGATTAAGTGCGCCACCAGCGCCCTGCTGGTGCGCCAGATAGAGTTCGCTGGCCGTGGGAGCGCGCCCCAGCCCCTTGGCAAGGACCTGCTGATTGTCGGAAGCCAGTTGCGCGGCGGCGTTCGTCGAAGCGACGGGATCGAGCGGATTGGTCAGGCCGTATTGCTTGGCGGTCGCCGGCATGAACTGCATCAGTCCAGTGGCGCCCGATGGATTTGTCGCGGACGGATTTCCGTTGCTTTCGATCTGGGCGGTGCGCGACAGATAGCCCGGCGGCAGATTGTAGGCCTGCTCATCGGCGGCGGCGACAGCCCCGAGCCCCGGCACGGAAAAGCCCTGAGCTGCCATCTGCTGGTCACGCGCGACCATCCGCGTCTGCGGCGTGATGCCGGGCGGCAACGTCTGGAGCGACGGATTGGCAAGCACGCCGGGCTGCGGCTGGACTTGCTTGATCATCGCCGGAAGGCCCCGCGAGGCAAGCCCATCAATCCCGTTCACTGCCGAGCTGGGCATCGTCACATCGGAATTTCCGATAAGAGCCGGCGTGATGGAAGCGGGAGCGCTTGCGATTTGATCGTTCAGCCCTGCAAAGCCACTCTCAGGCATCATCGGTTGCATGGGCGCTGAGCCGTAGGAGCTCGGACCGGTATCCGGCGCATTCGTGATCTGGTCGAGGAGCGCTGACATATAGGCCGGAGGTGGCTCGACATAGCCGCCGTCGTCGTAACCACGACGTCCGACAATACCCCCGCGCCGATAGCTTGAACCGAAGCCACCTGTCTCACCGAGCCCGAGCGGCATGGACGATGAGGGCGCTAACCAGCCGCGGATGTTGGACGCGCCGGCCTTCATCTGCTCGGGCGATGCGAGATTGCCAAAGGGCGAATTGTCGTTTGCGCCATTAGGCTGATTGTCGTTCTGCGGCGTCGCACCCTGGATCGCGCCGTTGATCGCAGACATCAGCGCAGCGGTGTTGCCGATACTGCCACCGGCATCATAGCCGGGCACAACGCCGCCCTTGTTGAACAGGCCCGCAATGCCAAGACCGGCCCCGACCAAGCTCGAAAGCCAGTTGCCGGCCGGCTGCGTCTGGCTCGTCGTGCCAGTGCTCGAAATCGTCTGGCCGGAGTTGGAAAGCCCGCTGGCGATGTTGCCCAAGGTGCCGAGGTTGGAAAACTGGCTAGACCCGCCGCTCAACTGGCCGAGGAGGTCGGAAAGCGTGCTGGCGTTCGTGGAACTGCCAAGGTTCGTCTGGGCTGCACCCGCCGCAATCTGGTTCTGTTGGCCGCTCAATGCTGAGTTTTCCGCCTGCTGATAGGCGGAGTTGATCAGCGACGAATTGGCGGCATTATTGGCGATATCCTGCTGGCCGGCGAGCTGGCTCTGTGCAATCCCGACGCGGTTGCCACCAAGCGCGCCCTGCGCTGCAGCATTCCCAAGCACTTGCTGCTGCTGCTGGGCGTTCTGCTGGTTCTGGCTCGCAATCTGGGTCTGAAGCGCGCCGGAGAGATAAGGCGACAGGTAATTGCTGATCGAAGCATAGGCGGGCGCCGTCGCGCCGGCCAGCGTCGTTGCCGCGCTGAGATATCCAGGGTTATCGTTCGCTGCGAGCGCACCAAGCCCGGAGGTCGCCGCATTGGTTGCGGCATTCGTGCCCGAAGAAACGCCGCCAAGCTGGGTCAGCAGCGAATTGTAAGCCGCCTGTACCTGCGGCGAGAGCGTCGTTGTCGCTGTGCCCGACGAGGTGCCGGAACTGGTCTGGTTTTTCTGCCCGAACCCCATCGTCAGTTATCCCATGCACCGGGACCGGCATATTGCCGCCCGTAGACAAAATACGCGCCGGCCCTCTCGAGCCGGCGTTCGTAGAGCCTGATTTTCTGCTCGGTACGGTGATTGCTGAGGATGCCCATCATCAAGGGCATCGCCATCTTGTCGGCACACATCTTTGCGTAGTCGATGAGCTTCACGGCGAAGTCGGATTTCCGGTGATCCGGCCGCACAAAATTGAAGCCCTCGGCGAGAAAATATTGATCGGAATAATACATCTGGTCGATGGCGAGCTGGATGCCGGCCACGGGCGAACCTAGATCCCCGATCACCCCGATAATGCCGCCCTGCCGATCGATGGCGCGCTTCACAAGAGCCCGAACTTTCGTGTCGCTAAGCGGGAAAAGCCCGTTCTCCTCGTGCAAAAGCACGCAAAGCTCGACGATCCCATCCTCGTCCTGAGGCTGGGCCAAACGCACAATGGTTTCGGTCATCAGCGATGAGGGCCCGGCAGGTTGCGGAGGGTCTCGATGTGTTTCTGGCGCACGCGCTTGACGAAATCCCGAAGATTGGCGTGCCCCTTCTTCATGTCGCCGCCACCGACGCGCTTGACGGCCTGCGGGCCACAGACGAACTCGCCGCCTGCCGCCATGATCGGAACACCCTCCCCGGCCTTTTCCTTGCCGAACATGCGGGTGAGGATTTCCATGCCGTTGTTGGTGTTGCCCTGCCCGAGCGCCGAGACAACATCGGCGGGGATGACGAAACTTTCGGGCGGGACGTCGATGGCGTGCTGATCTGTGCGGCCCGCTACGGTGCTGGTGATCGGTCCGGTATGAGGTTTCGTGGCAACGTGGAGCGCGCTGGAAACGGCATCATCAGTCATAGTAGGGGACCCTTGCGGATGTGCCATTCGGCAGCGTCACGGTGATGAACCCAACCGGGTTTGCCGGCAGCGTGGCGCTGCCACCCGTCGCCGAGGATGACGTTCCGGTAATCACCGGAAACGCGCTGCTCAAATTCTGGGCAAGCCTATTGATGGCCTGCACGCCATTGCGGAGCTGGGCGAGTATCCCGCTGGAATCCTGTTCGGCCATTGGCTACCTCATACCGTCCGGGACAGAGCGGATTTTCAGATTGCCCATGCGCCAGAAGAAACCGAGGTCGGAACTGCCCACGGTCAACGAAGCGTAACGGGCCCGAAGCCGCGTATTGATGTAGGGAATGGTGCTCGTGACGTTGTACGGCCCGACCGTGTACGGCGTAACACCTGGATAGTCGGTGAAGCTCATGGACAGCGAGAGGGTCGCGCCCGGCGGGCTCTCGTCATATCCGTAGCGAAAATCCGGAATGATCCAGTCCACGAAATTGAGTTCGTTCCCGTCCGCTACCTGAAAATCGCCAGTGGTGAAACTCGGGAGCATCGGCTGCCCGTCAGCGTCCGGGGAAACCTCGTGCTCGTAAACATACCCTGAGGCATCACCGCCGATCGGCTGCCCCACCACGGACTGATCGATCCATGCCGTGCGCTGCAATCGGCCGAAGTCCCAGATGAAGCCGAGATCGACGTTGACCTTGACGTAGGAGTCGATCTCCCCCGTCCCTCCGGACTTCGAGGGGAAATACCAAGCCACCTCACCGAAGCCGTTATTCGAGGCGCAGCAGATTTTGTCGAGGTTATCGGTATCGAGGTCCTGGAAAATGAAGTCCCAGACTGGGCACGGGATCGACTGAACGGAGCCGCCGCGCATCAGGTAGAACTGCTTGTTCCCCATCCAGTAAATATCGGCATCGGCGGTCGCGTAGGCGTGACGCCCGATCAGCCCGCAATTGGTCGCCAGCTTGTTGAAGCCGAATACAAGGGGAGGCTCAATATAGTCCATGGCCCAGACGTCTAGATCGGTCCAGATGACATTGAACTGCGGCCCAGCCATACCCCCGACGATCTTGGAGCCGGTCGGAATGCGGAAATTGCCTGCTTGCGTCAGCGAAGTTGGCGTCCAGTTGGTGTAGTCGCCGGAATCCGACCATTGGATCAGCAGCGGGTCTTGGATGCTCGCAATCGAGGAGGCCCACGCCACGAGGATTTGCGTCGTGTTCGAAACGAAGATGCCGCCATTTACCAGCGGCGCGCTGAGGACGCGCGCGGCATTCGAGAAGCCGCTATCCGGCGACCAAGTGTAGAGCGGCCCATTGGCGGGACAAGCGAGGAGGATTTCGCCCCAATTGTCCAGCGTCCAGTTCGTTGTGGTGATCGGGTTGCCAGGAGATGGCGTCGGACTCACGCCGATGCCATAGGCGCCCGTTCCGTACGTCCCCACTCCATAGCCGGCGCTGGGGACAGTCGGGCTGATGGCGATGAAGTATTCGATCGAGGCGTTGCCGCCATTCATGCTTGCCGAGGCGGAGGACGTCGCGGCCTGCGAGGCAAAAATCGTGAAGTTGTCGGCGTCGACGATTGCCTGAACGAGATAAACACCGGCTAAGGTTATCCCGCCGACGGTTGTTGGGGTCGGAACGGCAAACTGGTTCCCGACAGTCTGCCCATTGGCGGTGAGATTGACGTTGACCGACGGGCTTCCAGAAGTGGTCGCGAACACAGGGACGGCGCCTCCGTTGGCAACCGTCGAGGTCGCATCCGTCGCCGCAACGATGTTGTAGGACGTCGAGGAAACCACGCTCGCGACGGCATATGTGCCTTGAAGGACAAGGCCGCCTACTGCCACCGGTGTCAGCAGATAGATGCTATCGAAGACCGAAGTCGTGATGCCGGGATCAACGATCGTGACGGTCGCCGAGCCCATCGTCGTGCTAAAATCCACGGCGGGATTCGTGATCAGCGTCCGCGGCGTGATATCCTGCGCCGTTCCATCCGTGATCACATCGAGGGAAGTTTCGCAACCGGCCGCCAGATGCGTGTCGGCGTTGATGCCCTCCCAGGCGTGAAGCGCACGAACCGGCGAGCCAAAAGACAGCGGGTAGAACTTCTGCCAGCCGCCGAGCTTTTCGAGGAGCACTTGATTGCCGGCCATGCGCCAGCGGATAAGCTGGCTGTCGATGACAACGGCCTGACCCAAGGCAGGCGTGATCTCGGCATTTACGCCGGGGATAAGCGCCACAGACTGGACGGCCATTTAGCGCGGAGCCTTCGCCAATGGCGCGGGGTTGTAGGATGTCCAGCCGTTGGAATCGTACTTCTTGCGCATCTCCTCGACGTTGGCCGAAGCGAAGAGTTTCTGATACTGTTGTTCCCAATTGCCACCCATGCCCGGCGTGTTGCCGGTCGCATCGAAATTGCGCTGATACATGCTGAGGAAGACCATCGAGGCCGCAACGAACAGGTCCGGCAGATAGGTCGTGAGGAACGTCGTCGTATTGTCCGGAGAGAGCGGGGCTGGCCGCTGGGTACCAATGGTTTCGAGCAGATAGTCCCCATCGGGCGCCGGCCCGAAAGTGACGGTCCACTGATCCGTCATGGCGTAGAGCTCGGGCTGTCCGGTCGTCGAAACGCCGGGCCACAAGACATCGAGGGCATTGCGCGATGTATTGGTCAGCGCCACCCGGTCGCCGTTAGTGGCATCCGAGCCAGCCGGGACGAAGATGTTGAAGCCATTGGTGACGACGAACGTATTCGGGATCGCCGCGTCGCGAACCCCGGTCGCCAGTGTCACGCTGGTATCGACAATGACCGTCGAGAGAAGGTCAAGTTCGCGATATATCCGCTGTTCGGCAAAATCTATTGTGCCGGGGATAATCGCAGTAAAGTTGACATCAAGCGAATTCGAGACCGCAAGATTTTGCAGCTCAGTAACGTAGGTTGCATAGGTGAGAGACATCAGTCGGCCCTTGCGAACTCGCCAAAAATCCTAGTCGCTGCCGCTTTGTATGCCGCATGCGCCTCTTCCGGTGTTTTGAAATAGGCACAATAGGCAGACTTCCCTCCCTTCACCACACGTGCAGTCCAGAGGCCGCTAAGCGGGTGAAAAGAAACCCCCTTCAACCCAATCTTGTTTGTCGCGCGAACTTTTGAATTGGCCTGATTCTGGGAGAAATCGGCTTCCCGAAGATTACTAATTCGATTGTCAGACCGGTCCCCGTTGATGTGGTCAAGGTGAGGCGTTGTGGGCCACACTCCGTAAACATAAAACCAAGCCAGCCGGTGCGCTTTGTAGACCTGTTGATCCACGCAAATCTGGATGTACCCGCTAGGATTTCTGCTGCCTGCAATTTCGCTGCATGCTCGTTGACGAGGCTTAACGCGCCACTTGAATTCGCCCGTTTCGGGTGCGTAGATCAGAACTTCTTTGAGCCGATCAAGCGACAGAACGTTTTCGGATCGTGGATAAGCCATTGGATTACCTCGAGTAATAGCCGCTGGTCGTGGGCACCAAGAAGAGGGGTACGTTCTCGGTATTCTGGTCCTGCGCCACTTTGAGCGCCTTGGCCGCGCGTGCTTCGAGCACCGTCGTCTTGTCGGGCGCATAGCTGTAGGAAAGCTGCGCGGCGAGGCCGAAGGCGAAGGCATTGAGCCAGATCACGGGGACGTCGGGTGTCTCCCCGTTCGGCACGTTGGCCTCGAAAATCGTGGTGACCCGATAGTAGTTGAGCAGGTAGTCTTGCGTTCCATCCGGAACCAGCCATAGCGTCAGCGTGGGAGCCAACAGGCGATCGAACCAGAATATGGTCGGATAGCCCTGCATGTTCTTGTTGGGCTGGTCCGCATACTCCGTCCGGCTGACGGGCCAAATGATGCGGTCATTTTGTGACGCCGTGCCGTCGCCGGTTCGGATATAGGCGTCGAGGATCATGATGGTGGAGGGATCGACGTCGTAGGTCGCCTGCCCTTGCACCAGATTGGTTGAAACGAGATCGACCTTCCAGAGGTTGGGGGTCGAATTGCCCCATTCCGCGAGCATGAGGTTCACGGCGAGCCGCGCATCCGTCATGTGCTCTTGCAGGATTTGGGCACGTCGGATGCCGATGAGCCCGAAGGCGTACAGCACCATCTCGCCGATACCCGGCTGGGTGTAGTTGACGCCGCTCGTGGTCATTTAGCTGACGCCGATCTGCGTCGCCTGGTTGAGCTTGAGCGTCACGGACCCGCCGCTGATCGAGGCGATGGTGAGCCGGACGAACTGGAACGGCACTGCAATCGTGCCTTCGGTCGTCGCGGTGATCGCCGTCGATGCAATCCAGACCGGCGTGACGCTGGGGTCGTTGACGTTGTCGTAGGTATGGTCGAGCGTTACACTGGTGGTCACGCCATTGGGGACGATGACCGCATAGCCGACATTGACCGGGGCAATACGCCAGTCGATGGCGATCGCTTCCTTGCTGCCGGTAGTCGAATAGGAGACTGATTTGGGGTTCATCGCGCCACCTTGGAAAAGGAAACGGGGACCGAAGCCCCCGTTTTGTCAGTGCATTTTCTTGAGCGTTTCCGCGAGGCGCGCCCGTCGAGCCAGTGTCGGATTGTCGGAGCGGGCGGCTTTCTCAAGCCGCTTCTCCGGAATATCCTTGCCTTCGGGAACGTGAAGCTCGCGGTGGAGTGCGCCGGGATGCCGAATGGCTCCCGATATCCAATGGTCTTTGACTGATCCGCCGGAGGCGTAGTCAGTCACACTCTTCGGAATGGCCCTGGTCGGAGGGGTTTTCCCCACCGGCGGCAGAGCTGAGGGGCGACTTGTCGGCGCCGACGCGGCCGCCCATCTTGCGGCCCGGACGGTCGAGGCGCATCTTGGACATCTTGCCCTCGATCTTGCCCATTTCCTTGGGCTTGTCCTTGACCCGGCCGCCGCGCTTGCGCTCTTCGGCTTCCTTGACCACGTTGGAACCGCTGCCCGAATAGACTTCCTTGGGGCTTTCGTCCCGATCGACAACGCCACCAGCGGCGCGATGCTTTCTGCCTTTCATGGCGTTCTCCTTACTGGTTCTGGATATAGCGGACGGTGACGCGGGTAATTCCCGCGGTCGTCGCGCCAACAACGGTCACGGTAATGAAGACACCGACATTCGCGCCGATGTTCGCCATGGCCGTGAGCTGGGCGGAGGTGTAGCTGGGCGTCTGGCGCCCGGCCGTCTTGGCATTGACGCCGCTGACATACTGCGTCCCGGCCGCAGCCGTGCCCGCCGAAAGCGTCGCCGAAGTCGCGCTGTCCCATTGGGTCAGCGTGTCAGCGATGATGTCGACGATCGAAGAATTCTGCGGCAGGTAGACCACGGCAGTGACCGCCGTGGTGCTATTTTGGTTGAGGGTGACGACCTGCGTCATTTCCGTCAGCCCCAGATCGGAATGGTTCACACCATCCGACTGCTGGGTAAACGTGCCGACCGGCCCCGAGAAAGCGGTGAGAGACATCAGTCAGCCTCCCCGCCATAAAAATAGGGCCCCGAAAGGCCCTTGGAGTTACGATGCATTTGAGAGGTTTCCTTCAGGTTTTGGCGAACTCGCCGAAGACTGCCTTCGCGGCGACGCAATAGGCCGCGTACGCTTCCTCGGGAGTGCTGAATAGCCCGAGGTGCTTCTGCTTCTTGTTCACGTGGATCAGAGCGCGCCACTTGCCACTTTGTGCGTGCCAAGTGACTCCCGTGTATCCACTTGAGTTATCGCGTCGGCGTTTGCTGTTGCTGTTATTCTGCGGCCGGGTGGCTATCCGCAGGTTTTCGATCCGGTTATCAGACTTGTCCCGATTTATATGGTCGATGTCGCCAGGGGGCATTACCCCATAGTTCCACAACCACACGATCCTGTGGGCAAGAAACCTCGCAGAATCGACAGTGACCAACCTGTATCCAGTGCCGGCGATTGTGCCCGCAATAGACCCGACCGGATTTTTGCTAGAAGTCGCGACCTTCCAAATCAGCTCCCCAGAGATCGGATCGTAATCAAAGATTTCTCTGACACGAGCCGCCGTCGGGTCCTTCTTTGGTTCGCCGGGGCTTCGTTTTTCCACCAAGTACAGATTGGCAATCCGGTTATCTGAACCAATGCCATTCCGATGTTTTAGCCGCTGGGTCGGAAGTTCTCCGTACACCCAAAGCCAAGCAAGTCGGTGGGCCGGGAGAAGATCGCCGTCCACACCGATTTTGATGTACCCCCAAGCGTCGGGGCCACCTGCTGCGTCCCCTCGCCTGACGCGAGGTCTGTCGCTCTTCCATACAAAGACCCCCGTTACGGGATCGTAGTCGAGCAACTCTTTCAGACGCTCCTGCGTAAGCTTAGTTCCGGCGCCCATTGACACCGCTCCGTTCCTGACATCGACGCCTATGCGTACGACATCAGAAACAAATTGTCAATTGGGCAACAGCAACATTCATAAAAGGCGTCAACTTGTCGGGAAAGCCCCGTAGGCAGCGCGAGGTTCGTTGTACGAGAAACTGTACCTCTCGTAACCCTTGACCAATAAGTTATCGGTCGTGAACTCTACCTGCATGTCAGTCTCGAACGGGATACGCTCGAGATAGAGCAGGCCCTGGCCGTCCCGATTGAGGCTGGTGATCAGGAACCAGGCGAAGTTGCTCGTCAGGTATTCCGAGACCACATAGCCGTCGGGAAGGCCGCCGGCGGTCGAGAGGATGGCGTTGACATCGTTGTCGGCCGTACCGGGGCGAAGCTCGGTCTTGGTGAGGCGGATGGCAACCGGTTCCAGGGCGAACGGGACCACAAGCTTGCGCGCACGGGCGTGCATCTTGAGGCCGGCGTTGTCGAGGAAGGTCGTCGGGATAGTGGTCATCGCATTGAGCAGCGATGCCTCGTTCAGGTCGACCTGGGTGGTCGGGGTATTGGCGAACGTGCCGCCATCGATCGGATGCGAGGTGGAGAACAGAGCCACGCCGTCACCGCCGACCGCCGAATTGTAGACATTGCCGGTGTTGAGGACGTTCCAGCCGTAGATTTCCTTGGTCTGGGCGAAGGAGTTGATCAGACCGAGGTTGGTGGGCTTGAACTGGCTCTTGTAGAGGTTGTCGTCGATGGCCTTGCGGGTGATCGCGTAGCCAAGAGCAATTTCGTTGTGCTCCTGGTTGTAGACGTAGCGCTCGCCGGCATTGTTGTCGAAGGCAGTCTGACCGCCTTCGCTCTTGAGCTGGGCCAGCCCAAGGAAGCGCATATTCGCGGAGCGTTCCAACGCCATGTTGGACTTGCCGCGAATGAAGATTTTGTCCCAACGGGTTGGGATCATCGGGTATTCGCCGGTGACGGCGCGCAGACCCGGAAGGAGAAGGTCTTTGATCTGACCAAGATTGACGGGCATTGCTGACCTCCCTTACGCGATGCCGGTCAGCGACTTGGTATCGACGTTGTTGAAGCCAACGACGATCCAGTTGTAGCCGGAGGTGGTATCCGTGCCGGTCGAGCCCGGCGGGTCGGTCACGAGGCCGACGATACGGAAGGGGAGGGTTGAGGTCGTGCCGATGGTCGTCTGGTCGGCGTAAGCGCCGGAGATGCCGTTGGCCGCATTACCGGTGCCGATGCCGAAGTTGATATTGGCATCGATATCGGCGAGCCCGATTGCAGTGGTCGATCCACCCGCCTGCACGGTGAACCGCGCATTGGGATCATTGACGATGTAGCAGGTGACGTAGTTGCCGCTGGCAACATCGCTGCCGGGCCAGTAGTTGGACCAGATCGTGCGCTTCTGCGAAACCGACAGATACTTGCAGCTGTCGAAGATGCCGGCGATCTGGGTTGTGCCGGCGCTAGCCTGCGCAATCGTGCCGTCGGTCTGGGAAGTTACGGGATCGCCCGAATAAATCGCACCGGCATTATACTGGGCCTTGCGCTCGACCATTTCATAGGTCGGCGAGGAGCCGTTTCCGCTGCGCTGGGAGAACCCGAAAGGAGCGTTGGTGTTAGCCATCGCGCTCTCCTTGGGGATGTAAGCTGTTCTTCCCGGCGCGGGAAGGTAATGCTCGGGGTTGTCGCCAGCGGCGCGCGGGCGATGACTGTTTCCTTTTCAGGAAATGGGGTTATTCCGGGATTGCGCCCGGCTGGATGCTCTTGGAAATGCGGACGTCGGGGGCACCGTCGGGGCGCTGTCCCCGGAAGGCGCCAACGGCACCGCGAAGCTGATCTTCCTTGATGCGGACCGCCTGGCGCGCATTGGCGAGGTCTTCGGCTTGCGCTTCGCGGGTCAGTTCGATGGGGCGCTCCATGAGGACGAGCCCCTTCATGCGGATCGCGCCCTTGTAGCCTTCCGGCATCAGCGACGGGATCATCGACACATCGACGGGACGCCAGCCGTTTTCGTGGAGTTCCGCCATATAGTGCGGGTCTTCCTGACCGACGACCGATTCACGCTTCCATTCGACGGAAAGCCCCTCGGGGATCAGATGCTTGGGAATGGCGAACTTGTCTTCGGAATTGTTGTGCTTGCGCTTACGTTCGCGCACCTCGGTACGGATTGGAGCGCGGGCGATGACAGGCTCGCCTTCATCCTTGCGGGGGCGACCGGGACCGCGCTTGACGATCTCGGCTTCGGGTTCGATGTCCATTTGGGTTTCCTCAGTGCTGCGTATCGCGGGTGGCCGCCATCTTGTATTTGTAGTAATCGGCGTAGGTCATTTCCCACGCATCGGCCATTTCCTTCTCGGCGCGGGAAAGCTTGATTTCACCGGGCCTTGTGCCATCGATGGATGTGCCACGGCTGACCGGAGCGGCTGGCGCCGACTGGCGACGCGGTTGGGCCTGCTGCTGGCCGCCATAGCCCATGCGCTCGTCCATATGGTCGAAATAGGCGTCGGAACTCGGATCGATGCCGGCGCGCTGGGCGAGTTTGTCCGCAAGCACCAGCTCGGCGTTCTTGACGGGATCGGTCACGACCTCGGGATGCGACCGCAGCCAGTTGGCGGCGCGGGAAGTCAGGTTAGGTGTCGAGGCGATAACCCGCTCAACCGGATCAGCCGGAAGCTGCGGCTGCGGCGGGTTCTTCGCCGCTTCCCGCTCATCGGCGATGCGGTTTTCGAGCTGGGCCTTGCCGCCGTTCAACTGCTGCAGTTCGGTCGAGAGCTGCGCCAGTTCGATGCTGAGATCAGCTTCGGTCTCATAATCGGCGCCTGACTTCGCAGCGATGAGACGCTGCCGCAAATCCTTGCGCTGGGCTTCCTTGGCGGCGATGGCGTTCTGGATGGTCTGAAGCCGGCTGTCCTCGAGTTCGCCGCGTTGGCGCTGGCTTTCCTCGGTAGCGCGGCGGGCCTCGACATCGCGTTCGGCCGCCCGGCGCTCGGCTTCTTCGCGGGCCTTGTTGGCCGCGTCGAGCTGCTGCTTCAGGCTTTCGACGCCATCGTCTGCCGACTGAGAAACCGCGCCGTCGCCGGAATCTTCCGGATCATCGATGGTCAGAACATCATCGTTATCGACCGGATCGGGGATCTGGTCGTCGTCGCTTTTCTTCGCCATTGCGTTGCCTCAGTAGATCAGGGAAGGATCGGAAATGCGGGCCTGGATGTGGGAGTCTTCCAGCAGCCGGCAGTGAACGCCTTCGACGTCGATCGAGAAGCCGTCGGAGACGCGGAACACGACCCAATCGCCTTCGCTGACGTCGTTTTCGAACTGGACGGCGCTGTCGCTCTTGAAGGCCAGCGGGCCCTTCTTGAGCACCACGGCACACTTGCCCTGCCAGCGGTCCTCATCGCGGGTCTTGTCGGGCAGGTATAGACCGCCCTTGGTCTTTTCCGGGCCCATGTAGATGCCGACCAGCACCTTGTTGTGGTAGACCTCGAAATCGTCGAGATGGGGCATTCCGGCCCGCATCTGGGCTTCCGTCTCTTGCGGCTTGTTGACAGCCATTCGTCACCTCTGCTCATTCGGGCGATCATCGCCCATCAGTTTTTTCGCCGTCTCGTCTAGGAGTTTGAGACTGTCGCGCAGGCCATTGATGTAGCCGCAGCGTTTGCCGTAATCGAACATGTCGGGAGCGAGGCCGGCAGCGACCTCTGCAGATTTTTCGAGAATGCGCGCCTCTATCACCTCCTGCATTTTCCGCAGGAGTTGCGCGTCAAAGCCCGTCAATGGAGTGATCATCTAGCGATACGAAGCTTCGCAGGCTTTTTCGGACCGAAGTCACGCTTCGTCCCCTCGGCGCCCCGCGCCATATAGGCATCGAAGAAGACCGACAGCGACCAGAGAGCCGGGACCATATCCTGGTCGGGACGGGACGCCATAACTTCGGCGGCGCACTGGCAAGCGATCTCTCGCCTCCGCATGGCCCGAGCGAGCGCCTTCTTGCGCTTAGACATCAGCGGCTATTTCGCCTTGTCGCTGCGGGATATCCACATGCACGAATGCCATCTCGTAAACCGCTTCGGTCCCCGAAGGATTGAGGAACATGGGGGCCGTATCTTCAAGTGCGATACCGCGCTTGCGGAACGCCTTCATCAGGAGTCGCTTGGCCTCGTCCGAATGCGCGGACACGAAATTCTGAGCTTCATCGTCCCAATAGGGGTCCACGCCGCTTTCGCGGAGTCTGGTCACGATGCGGACCGGCAAATCTTCCACTGCTTCAAGAAATAGGCAAGAAGAACCGCCGAAAGCATTGGGTCTGACGGTTTCTCGAATTTTCATTTTTGGCGCGCCTTCGGAGTGATCATCAGGTGACGTTGCGGCCGCGCCGGGCGACGATCTTAGATTCGACGGCGTCCGAAATGATAGACGCATCCACGTCGGCGTTCGCTGCGCGCCTGGAAAGATCGTAGGCGTCGAGATACATCAGGTCACTGACGCGAAGGTCGAATTCTGGATCATCACCCAAATAACGGCTTCGCTTCAGCTCATGGGCAATAATGCCACGCGCGATTTCAAGACGGCTATGGTAGGCACCCCACGAACGGGCGTCTGGAACCATGCTCATTTCGCCCTCGCCTTCGCGCCGTAATTCCTGATCTTCTCCAGGCGCCCGTCGCCCGAGCCGGCACCCGCCTCATAGGCCACCCGCCCGCCGCGCTTGCGCATCGGCATCGGAGGAGCAGCAGGACCGCCAGCCGGCACGCCCGGCGGCAAGGGGAGAGGAGGTGCCCCTGCCGCCGGTGGCACCGGCATGCCAGCAGGAGGAGGCGACGACCCCTGCGGCGCGATCACGATGTTGACGGAAGTCCCCTTCCCTTTCACCGAGCCGCCACGGGCGTACGCCGGCCGGTCGAGACGCGCTTTCGTCTTCTTGCCCTCGATCGGGCCAGAAGTCTTGCCGACGCGGGAAGCGGCGCGATCGCCGTCCCGGAAATCATCGGCATAGCCCACCGGGGCGACGCCCGGCGTACTGTCGCGATCCGGCGCGCCATATTCCTCGGTATTGTCGAAATCGGCAGTTGTTGCCTTGACGCCCATACGGCGCATTTTGTCGTCGGCCGAAGCGCGGGCTTCGTTGCGCATGGAATTAGCCATGATCGGATTCCTTTTCGGTGTTTAGGCGCGCCGTTTCCAGGTCGACGGCACTCTCGTGCGCGTCCTTCAACGCATCGATCCTGGCCTCTTGCAGTCCAATTTCCGCGATATGCGTTTGCGTTGCACGCTGGGCAGCCTGATCGGCGCTCTCGCGGGCCTGCATGCGTTCCTTGGCGGCGTTGTCGGCCGCTTCATTGTGAGCCTTGAGCGCTTCCAACTGTGGTTTCTGCTGAAGCTCGTCCTGCTTGAGCTTCAATTCCTGTGCCTTGACCAGCAATTCCGGGTTCGGCGGCTGCGCGCCCGGCTGAGCCTGTGCGAAAAGCTGATTGGCGTCCGGAACCTTGATCATCGACAGGATGCGTTCGTTGACCGCCCTCTTGTCGTAGAGGCCGGGATAAGCTCCATCGAGCTGAGCAATCGCCATGGCCTTCATCAGTCGATGCATGTGGCTTGGGGTGTTCGGGTCCGCCTGCGGCACGAGATCGGCATTGTCGAGGGCGGCGAGAAATTCAGCCTCGTTCCAGTTCGATTTACCGCGCTGCGCCACCGCGCGCTGCATGGCCTGCGGATTTTCCTGGAAGCATTCCTTGAGAAGCTGGAATTCCTCCGCCTGTGCCGCGTGCAGCCGCTTGTGGACGGCTGCCATCGGAATCATGGCCTGTTCGATCAGGGCGAGCGTGGTGCCAACCGGGGCCTGCGCATTGCCTTCCGCAACGTTGATTTCGGCCGTGCCGCCGATGCGCTGGCCGGTGTCGCCGATTTCCTTGATGAAGCCCTGGAAGGCTACGGACGGGTCTTTGTAGGGTAGCGGCATAACCGCGTCGGTGATCGGGAGACCTTGGGTATCAACGGCGGTCCCGGAGCCCGGCGCGACACGCATTTCATTCGTATTCTGGCGAACAAACCCTTTCGCCACGAGAAAGCCGGGGAAGTTGGCGAACATGCCGGCGTCCAGCATTTCGCGCCAAGCGGCGGTCAAGGCGTTCGTCGTGTTGCCGAGGATGTGGACCAGCCCGATATCGTAGAAGCCGAAAGCGGGAACAAACGGGTACTTGACGAAGCAAATGCGCGGCAGCCGCGCTTCGTCCTCCTCTTTCCAGTTCCGGCGAACCTCCAGAACCTGCTGGCTGTCCTTTTCCAGCACGACGCGGTAGGGAAGCGCGAGGCCGGTCGGATCGCCGTTCTTGTCCTTGTGCTCGAAGCCCGGAATGTTCAGCTCGCAATAGACCTCATAGATGGTATGGTCGCGGTCTTCGCCCTGCTGGCTGTTGGGGTCAATGCCTTGTGTGTTGGCGATCTGCTGGTCAACGACGTTGAGCGGCTGCCCTGCCGGTTCCGAAATCGGCACGTCGCGATAGGCGCCGGCCAATTGCATGCGTTTCAGCGTCGACGGCCTCATCTTGATCTGATGCGTGACGCGGGCGCAGTTGCGCAGGTCAGTCGAGAAATCCGAGACGATCAGGTCTTTGGCGTCGATGCTTTCCGATACCGGACGGTTACGGATCGGGCAATTGTAGACCTTTTTGAAGCCGCAACCGCCGAACCCGACATAGAACAGCAGACGGTCGGTGTCGGGATAATACTCAGTCGCGACCGACGTCAGATAGTAATTGAAATCGTCCTCAAGCGCTTGCGATTGCTGATCGTTGAGGGCCGTTTCCCTGAGGAGATCGGAGACCTTGACGGGTCCGCCCGCCGGCATCAACTCGCCGCGCGCGTTCGCCTGGAACCTGAGAACCGCTTCCAGCAACAACGGATGCCGAACGGTTGACATTCCATCGAGCGCAGTCGAGGAATCGATGCCGCTCTTGGGCTGTTCGATCTTCAGACCTAGGAGACGAAGCCCTTGCGCTCGGGTAGAAAGCCATTCAGTCCGGGACTGCTCATCGAACTGGATGCCCCGAGCGAGGTCGCTGGCGATAGTGCTTAATTCGCTGTCGCCAAGATATTCGGCAAGGTTCGCATCATGGGCCTTTGCGCCGGCCGGGTCGCGCTTGTTGGCTGATGGCGGGTTGAGGTCGACAATGACGCCGCCGTCCTCGGTCTCGATCTGCAACCGGCCTTCGGGATCAAAGGATACGCCGGAGACATCATTGGCCGGCGCCGAGACGGAAATATCGATCCCGTTGTCCAATACCCTTGGGTTCGGTAGTGGCGAGCGAAGGCTCGACGGGGCCATGAGCCCAGCCGGGAGGGAAAGAGGTTCGGGCATGTCGGGCTACAGTACTCTTCCGTATTCCTGCTCGATCATCCATGCAATCGAGGCAGACAGCTCTTCATCGTAGAGCCCAAGCTGGTCTATCGGGATGCCGGCGCTATCGCTGATCTTGCGGGCGTCGAGCATACAGGGCGCTTCGGAGACGACACGGCGCGTCAAGGGACCGAGCGCATCGAATGCGGCCATCTCGTCACGCTTTTTGCGCAGCGCCATTTTTTCGCGCTTCGACATCGGCAACGAGACGGGCGGCCGTTGCCTGCTTTTGCATTTCGGTCGCCGCATCATCATCGTCACCCTTGAGCCAGGATAGGGTTAGCCCCTCGCACTCAGCCGTGATGAGGATATCGGGGCGCTCGGTGAACGTGACGGTACGGCTTTGGAGAGAATTACGGTCAGGCATTAAACTTGCGTGCCAACCGGTCGAGCGCCGCAGAAATCGCAGCAGCCGCCGCCTCTATAGATTCATAGCCCGCCTCTTTTAGGTCAGGCTCATAGACTTCCTCCCCTCCATGTAAAATTCCAACCGACAGGTGACGACGAAAGGGCTCTTCTTCCCATGGGGCGTCTATAATCGTAATGGTCGTTACGTGGAACAAATTGACCCAGCGATGGGCCCCTAGTTTGAAAAGCATCACTCTTTCACCGGCCAGCCGAACATCTTGCGGAGGAATGCGAGTTCGTCTTCGAGGCGCTGGAGGCGCGTTTCGTGGTCGGCAGACGCGCTCCCGCTACCGTTCGTCTTCTCTGATAGAAACTTCGGGAAGTTGGCCAGATCGCCAAGGGTCGGCGGGGATTCTACCCCGGGATCGCTCGTCTCTGCTGCCGCGCTGAGCGCTTTCGGATCGGTTTCGGCTGCAGCGCTAGCAAGGATGGTTTCGGAAGTCGTCGGGGTATCGGTATCGCTCATGCGTCGTCTCCTCAAATTGCTCCGTAGAGCGGTTTCGGCTCGGGCTTGAACATCATTTCTTCGGCCAGCTCGCGCTTGACCTCGGTCTCATGGACCGCCAAGCCAATGCGGCGAAGGTGAGAAAGGGCCATCGTAGCGGAGTCGCACAAATCGTCGTGCGGCGCGCGCGGGAAGCTCGCCATTTCGGTGATCACCATGTCGCACCACTCCCGATCGCCCCATTCGCCGTGCGAGTATTTGCGATATGGCGCATAGACCATCTCGTCAGCGAACAAGGGCTGGACCGCGTAGGCGCGGGCTTCCTTGTCCCTGCCCTTCGGGTCGACAAGCTGGACACCGAACAACTCGCCAGCAAACAGCCGTCGCAGCTCCTGTGCCACGCTGATGCCGGAGGCCTTGGATTCAATCAGCAGCCGATCGGCCTTGAAGCGTTTGCAAATCTCGGCGCACTTCTGGACCAGATCGTGGATTGCCAGCCGATCGCGCCAGGCATGGAGCAGGATGATCTTGGGCAGGTTGCCTTCCGATCGTTCATCGCGGAAAACGCCCCATACCGTCACGGCCGAATAGTCGTTCTCTTCCTTTTCGGTGTAAGCTGGATCGAGGCTCGCCACAATGTATTCGCAGGCCGGGAACGTCCGGTTGCGGATATCGAGGGGGTCGTCTTCGTTCCCCCAGAGTTGCCACCACTCGCGCTTGAAGATTCCGCCGCCGCGAGGTTCAGGGCGCTGCTGCAGTTGGCCCGCTGAGCCATATGGCCCCAGCGCGGCCTCAAGGCGCTTCAGGGACGCGTCATCGAACCGGCTTGGCGCCAAGATTGCGCCATCTCCTTCTTTTGCTCTAGGGTCTTCCCATCCGATTACGGTGGAGCAATGCCGATCCGCCTCATATCTGGCCGGCAAACACAAATGGACCCAATCATCATGGTTTGCCGATAGTATATGGCCCGTCAGGTCTGATTCATGCAGTCGCTGCATGATAATGACGTAGGCGCCGGTCTTCGGGTCATTAAGACGCGTCGACATTGCCTCATCCCACCAACTCACCGCCGAGTCGATGGCGGCCATAGAGGACGTGACATCGGTTGCATTGAGCGGATCATCGATGATGATGCAGGAACCGCCTTCGCCAGTCAGCGCGCCATTGACAGAAGTGGCAATGCGATAGCCTCCTTTGTCATTTTCGTAGCGCATCTTGGCATTCTGGTCGCCAGTGAGCGAAAACCTAGATCCCCATTTCTGCTGAAACCAAGGAGATTGAATGAGACGCCTGGACTTGAGTGCATCGCGCGTCGAAAGCGGTTGGGCATATGACGCTGACAGGAATTGCACCTGAGGGCCCGACAGTGGGCCAATCCTCTCCTGGGCCCATGTCCACGCGGGCCACGCTACCGAAACGAGGCTGCTTTTGGAATGCCGCGGCGGCACATTGATGATCAGGCGCCGGATTTGGCCGTCCGTCACCGCCTCGAGATGTTCGGCAATGGCATCCAAATGCCAGCCGTGAATATAAGGAGAAGGGTCAATATAGCGCCAGCCGCCGCGCAGGAAGGCACCTAAGCTTTCTTCGCAGTCGATCCGGTCTAGCTCGTTAAGCGCCCATTCCGGATTTGCCAGCGCGACGCTTAACGAGTTCTCTAAGGACATCGCGCTCTTCTGGGTCAAGCTCTGAAAGCGACAAAGCCGCTGTGGTTTGAATAGGCGCGCCGTCCTTGCCAGTAAGCTCGCGCCGCTCGATGAACATCCCGAGGTGCTTGCCAATATCGACGAGCGCGCCCTTCTTGTCGTGCATCTTGATCTTGATGCCGCCGGACGCGTTCTGGCTGATTTCAGCAATCGCCGCAGCCGTATCGTCGTCGAGCTTTTCGCTATCGACCAGCGTCACACTGTTGCTGACGATGTTTCGAATGACCAGGACGTCGCCGCCTTCGGGATTGTCCTCTTCGGTCTCGACTTGGCCGTTCCACTTGATGGCCTTGCGGATATCGGCAAACCCGATCTTGGCAAGCTCGGCCAGTACCCGCTCCTTCGTAATCGCCAGCTTCTCAATGGCTTTTTCGGTCGACTTGCGTTCAACCGTTTCGGCCCACTCCAAAAGCTCCGCCACGCGGCGCGAAATGCTTTCATTTGCTTTCAAACGTGAAGCATTGCCGCGATTCGGTCTAAACCCGGCCGCTTGGTAGGCCTCATCGGCACTCAGCCCGCGGCTAAGAGCCTGGGCGAATTTCTCGTGGCGCCCATTGGGAAGAATGGCCATCGATCAGTCCGGATGCTGCTGCACACGAGCCCACACCAGCGGGACACCACCGTTCACAGCACCGCGCTCGATCCGGTCGAACTGCGTTCCCTCGGTTGCGAGGAAATTGCGCTGGATATCGTGGTAGCTGGGGCGCTCGTATGTGGATTTGCTGCCGTCGCGGAGACGATAGGCGATGATGATGCGATTGGTCACTGGTCGCCTCGCGCCATCAGTCTCGCCGCATAATTGCGAGGAGGCTGGGCTGCGTAGTTGGAAGGAAGGGATTTCGGTCGGGCAAGCTCGGGGGCCGGTCTGTCGACCAGCTCGCCCTTTTCGGCTGCCGCCGCGAGATTGGCAAAGCCGGCGCGGCGCAGGGACCAAGCGAGGGATTTGAGGAGGTCGGCATCGACGGGTGCGCTCCGAACGGAGGGGATGGGGATGCACCGGATCGACAACCGTCCCGACCATGACGACGTTCGTCGGAGGCATACCCTCAAACACGCGCCCATCTTCCTCGATCCACCACAGGCGACCGAGCAGTTCTGTAGCCATCAGTCCATTCTCCCCATGTAGATGGTGAACACGATGAAGAGCGCGAACAGCGCTAGACCGATCGCGAAATTCATTGGATTGACCGTGAATTGGAGCGGCGAGCGGGAATCGAACCAGCGTTCAGCTTGGAAGGCTGCGGTTTTGCCGGTAAACTACTGCCGCGATAGTTTCAGACGCCGTGGGGATGCCGCTCGTATCGTAAGTCGAGGGTGCCGGCCAAAGGGGACGTTTGGCCCAACCGATCCGCGTCTAAATTTTGGGGATAAACCGCCATCATGCGATCTGGCTGGATCGCTGGGCCTCTCGGAACTCGGCTCGCCGAAGCGGCTGTTCACGGGTCAGATGGTCGTCCTGCCGCGGAATATGAGGTGATTTGCCAAAAAACACAATAGGCTTACGCGGCCTCCAAATCCTGCAGCGGGATGGTGGCCTCAGTGCCCCCGAACAACGGGAGCAGTACCCGTGCTCGGGCGCCAGTGATTTTCTTCACGGTGACGATGCTGAAGCGGAAAGGCCCGTCGGCGACGAACGCATCTTGACCGACGTGGAACTCCCGCTTTGTGCGCATGTGTTTCTGCTCTTTAGGGGCGCGGAGAATTCCCCTGCCCTGCACATAGATGGATGATTGGCTGCGGTCGATCTCCGTTCCCCGGTAGGGCACGCGGACCCGCTCAACGACAAGATGCCCGTCGAGCTGCGTTGACCGATATTCCAGCCATTCCTTCGTGGCCGTTGCAATACGATATGGCGCATCGTTGATGGACAGCACGCCGGTGACGAGGCTAAGGTTCATGACGTCGAACCACTTCGGCGCTCCATCGAAGCCGACGAAAACGACCCCCGGCAACGCAGCGAACGCGATTTCCTTTTTCGACTTGGAAAAACGGTTCTGCTTGCGCCAGCGGGTTTCGGTTGGGATAAAGGTGACGCACCCCATACGCTGAAGCAGATGGCCGGCGACGTATTCCTTCTGCCGCACCACATCGAGGGCATACCAGTGCAGCTCGTCGTCATCGAATGTCGGCTTGTGCTTCCCCATCGTCACTTTCCCCTGTTCAAATACCAAAAGCCCTACCGGCTATTACCGGGAAGGCTGAACAGGGACAGCGATCGGGACGGGGTGCATGATGAGGTGATTTGGCATTCGTCGCAACAACAATTCACAGTCCCATAAGCTCTTCCTGAGCGGACTCGATCATCGCCAGCCAAGCCGCTTCGAGATTGTGAGGGGACGGGTCCTCGACATGCTGAAACCCATCCATGACCATATCGTATGTCGCCACCTTCGGCACTACCGCATATCCAGCACGGCCGAGTGCGGCGAGAATGGCGACGCTTAGTTCAACGTCGCTTACCTCATCGCGCATGGCTTTCGCTGTTCCTGACGATTCTACACTAGCCGCGAACCAAGGCCCGTGCGCTTCGGCTATCGCTTTCTCGATGATCTCAGCTAGCTTGGTCATTTCGGCCCCTTGCAGAACTTCTCCATATCGCTCACCCTGCCCTCCCGAACAAATCCCTCTTCACGCTACATCCACATCGCCGTCAGGATCACCGACGGTAAAGCCCAGGCGCTTGCGAACGACTTCCGGCGACATCACGCTGCGCCTCGCCAGTTAGGCGCAGGCCCAAGCTTTTCGGCGCGCTCGATTTCGGCCCGTTCGAAGGTCCAGCCACGGCGTCCGTTGAAATCCTTGTGCGGCATGGACACCACGCCGCGAAGATGCAGCAGCGAGCGCCACAGCTCCGAATCCATCGCAACGAACTCACGCTGCGCCTCGGCATTTACCGCCTTGATGAAGCCGTCAAAGCGGCGGTCCGTGATGAATTTCACCGCATGAACAGGCCGGTAATCGTTGTGCTGGGAGCAATAGGCGTTGAAAGCCGGCAGCGACCGGATGGCGATGTCCTGGTCTTCATCCGTGAGCCTGCCGAAGGCGTCTGCTGCCTTTTTCTTCGACATAAGGGCGTCAGTGGGATAGCCGGACCAGAATTCCTCAAACCGAGACGGGTACGAATGCCGGCGTTTTGCCGGCTTCGGACAAACATCTGAAGTTTCTTCAGATGTCTTCTCTTCAGTTGGTAGTTGATAGTTGGTAGTTAGCTTTGCCGAAGATAAACCCGTAGGTTCTTCGATCTGTTGTTTTTCCTTATCTTTTGGCTTCGGTCGGCCGCCTTTAGAGCCGTTTTCGATTGCGATTTGAATACGCTTCGCGGACTTTTCGACCTCACTTTGAGCACGTTTCTGCGCAAGCTCTCCGGCTTCGGTCAGGTCGATTTTGCCTCTTTCAATCAGGCGATCGATGGTGCGACGTGCCTCTGCCGGTCTCATACGGCAAAGACCGGCCACGCGGCGCTCGTCGTTTTCGATTGGATGCCCTTCAGACATGATCAGAGAGCAGACCATCCAATATACGCCCTGCTCCGCCGCGCTGAGAACGCCGCCAACCCCGGAAATGTATTCGTCTGGTGAATAGTCGACCCTGCGCACCTTGTCGGCCATCAGGACCTCTTCCAGACGACAAGCTCGGCAATCAACTCGTCGGCATAGCGCATGGCGTCCTCGAAAATTTCGGAGCCTCGCAGTCGGAACGTCGGGATATCCCACGAGGCCAAGTAGCCATTGCGGATGCGATCCTTGGTCGCGTCCTTGTGGAACTCTGCACCATCGCATTCGACGGCGACGATTTGGCGCTGGCCCCGACGCTCAATGACAAGTCCGAAGTCAAGCCGATATTTAAGGAAAGCCATCTGTGGCACGATGACCAAATCCCCTTGCGGCAGAAGCTCGTGAGCGTCGCGACGGGAATCGTGAACTCGCGGCGGGAGCGTTTCGAAGCCTTTCCAGTAGCCCGTGATCAGGGCGCCCATCATCGTGCGTTCGATCGGGCTCTCCAGAAGAGGGATTGACTTGGAATATTGCTCGCGAGCGGCGCGCTCTACTGCCTCCATACCTTGCGCTGGAATACCAAGCGCGGCAGCGTGCTCGAGAAGGCGAGGCAGGCCAAGTTCGAACGCCGTCCAGCCCTTACCAGGATGCGTACGGAGGTCCATCTTCTTGGCGCCGTCTTGGGCATAGTCGTGCGTCGCCGATCCGAGTGCGTCCGATATGTGGCGAAGGTTGATCTGCGAATCTTTGGAGAGGGTCATGGCAGCACCACCGCACCTACCGAGACTGCGTCATCGAATTTTCGGATATGGTAGATGACCGTAGTGTGGTCCCGACAAAGCACGCGGCCGATCTGCGCGATGGTCATGGACGTTTCGCGCTTCAGTCGCCAAGCAAGCTTTCGACGCGGGATCACCAGATATTTGTCGCGACGATGGCTCTTGACCTCTTTGATCGACACGCCAAATTCCGCACAGACTTCCTTGGCGATCGGCACCCATGCCGGCTCTGGGACGAAAACGATGGCCGGAACCGAGCGGCTTTTGTCTCGCGGTCTGTGCTCTTTTGCGACTTCATCAGATGGCCGGAGGATGAGCCAGTCACGCGGCCTGCGGGGCGCGGGCATCGGTTGGAACTGGCGCACGATTTCCGACAGCGGGCGCGGGGCGAAAGGGCGCCGAACAGCTTTTGGCTGGGGCACTGGCACTGGGCGCGAAAATAGCCGCGCCTGGCGCTCCCGAGCCGCCTGGATAAGGTCAGCTTCGTAGGTCATGCCGCCCTCACGATCTGAATTTCGGAGCCGTAGCGGGCCAGCAATGCGGCCTCAGCGCGGCCGTGATCCTTCTTGCGGCCGAAGCACGTCGATGACGGCCAAAGCCTCAGAGCGAGCGCCCTGGCCTTTTCCTTGTCGCTATCGAGGCGGAAGTGTTTCTTCCACACGGGCGGCGTAACGAGGTGCATGGGAATGCCGGCCGCAGCGACGACGCCCCGAACCATTCCGAAGGCCACGCCGAATTTGAACGTGCTGGCGACGCCCTGTTTCGGCATCGCGCCGACGCGCTCGATAAAGCACACGTCGGGGCGCATCTGTGCGAGGCGCTGCGCCAGCGTGGCGACGTCAATCTCACCACCAGCGACAGGAACGTCTTCAGCCGTGATGAGCGAGGGCTGATCGGTAAAATAGAAGGCCAGCGCACCAGACAAGCCTGGGTCGATTCCTAGGACGCACGTCGTCACGCTGCCCTCCCATTCGTGCTTGGATGCCATAAAAGAGAGATACGGGCTTCGGAGGTCATGCTGCGCTCCCGTCGATAAATGAGAGCTGCTTGGCCTTTGGTTGCTCAACGAAGAAATCGGGCTGCTTCAGCGCTGCTTCGATGCGGCGTCGAGAGAGATCGAACCACTTCTCGTTCTGCTCGATGCCGACAATTCGTCGGCCGCAACGCACGGCGGCGATACCGGTTGTGCCGCTTCCCATAAACGGGTCGCAAATCAGCTGACGCGGCTTCGTGAAATCGAGGACAATCTCTGTCATGAGAGGCACTGGCTTTTCGGTAGGATGCTCGCCCTGCCGCTGGTAATTCACCAGGTGCGTGTAGATGCCGCGCTTGCCCCCGCCATTCCACGACCGGTAGCCTTTCCCGCACCAGGCCGTAACGGCGTTCTCAAAGCCGCGCGCCGCGCCCTGCCCATTGAAACGAGGCGAAGCGTCGGGCTTTATCCAAGCAAGGGTCGTGTCCCATTTGCCGCCGGCCGCCTGTATATCGTCTCGCCACGCGCGGACGCCCTCGGCGAGGGTGAAGAGGATCAACCAGCCGGCAGAGGCTTTTACGCACGCATTGGCGATATCTGACCGAACTGAATTGACACCTACAAAGGTAAGATCGTCCGGCACGCGACGACCATCGTTGCGGATTCGGTTGATCTTCCCGACTGCGGCGTGCAACTCATCTTCGTAGGGTGGGTCGCCAATTACGTGGTCAACGCTCCCGAGTGTCGGGAGCACCTCAAGGCAATCGCCAAGCCAAAGCTCGACGCCATCCGCCAGCACTTCTTTGCGGGGCTCAGGCATGGTTATCCCCGCCCTTCCCTGCCCGTGCTACAGTCCCGCCATGACCGACGAAGACCTGATCAAGAGGCTGCTGAACTCGCGTCGAGCGATGGAGGAATGCCGAAGGCATCCTGGCCGAACGGCGGGAGACCTTGGCGATGAACTGGCTGTCGCGGAAACCGAGATTTCCATCCTGAGAGAGTACCAGCGTGATTTCCCCGACAGACGGGAGCACATTGACGGCATCATTGCCGGCTGGATGGAGGCACAGGGGAAGATCAGGGCGAAGATGCATTGAGGTCATGCCGCGGCCCTCCGTGACGAAGCGCTCTCAGCGATCGAAATCAGCAGGTCACGGAACGGAGCCGGGGTATGGATACGAGGCGCGCTGTCTTTGCCGCCGCCACGGCCGCCGACTTCACCAAGACGCTTCGCGCGCTTGATCCCCATGCGTTCGATAATCGCAGGGTCGAGACGCGGCTCGCCGATACCCCAATCGAGTTCGGGAAGATCAACACCGGCAGCGTAGAGCATAGTCGGCTTTCGGGCGTAGTGTCCGTAGCGTCCCTGCTCGACGCAGCACGTCCAGCCGCCCTCGAAATCGGCGGCAATCCACCCTCCGTCACGCGGCGGGATATTCAGCCCGAAGTGAGGCCACGCATGGCTCTGCCACGGATGCTCCAGGATACCGCCAAACAGCCGAACTGAGGCTAACGCCGAGGCGAAGCAACCGCCGTCTGCCCCCTTGGTCTTGCGCTCGCCTGTCCGCTTGATCCAAAGCGGCTGACCGGCCCAGAGCTTACCCCAACGCTGGCAGGGAGGATGGGCCACGACAGGCCACGGACCGGCATATTTCCGGGCGTCGCGCGTCTCATCCCAAGGATCGACAGCGCCGGGAACCCCGAAATAGGCGCCGCTGGTTTCAACGAAAAGGGCGGCGATCATCGCCCGGCCCTCGCTACGTCCCGCATTAAAGCCGCCGTAGTGGCGATCTTGGCCTTGCGGGCGCTATCTGTTTCAGGACCGATGTGGAATTTCAGCCGAACGCCTTCCCGTTTGATCCGGCAGTGCGGATCGCGGAATCTCGGCAAGCCTCTCTCGTTGACTGAACCGTCCATATCGATACCCCTGCTATTTTTGACCGGCTATGGCTCAGGTCGAGTGATGTCCCGACCGCTGTCCCTGAACTGCCGTGAATGCCTAAAATGGAAGCCCGTCGTCCTCCGGCGTCCACGGGAGGCTTCGCGTCTCGACATCGACGCGGCGGCTCTCGCTGACGGCGCAAAGGGCGAAGAACGTAATTCCGGGATTCTGCCGAGCCAGCCGCTGGCACTCGCGCTCCGCACTGGCCCGATCATAGTGCTTGAAAGCAGGCGCTCGCTGGCCTTCGCCGTAGACCATCCAAAAGCGCTTGGAGATTTCAGACATCAGCGCCACCTTTCACGCCGTTGAAGAACCCGATCGCCACGTCAAGATCGGCAATCTCGTCATCGATCGCGGCGGTGAAAGTTTCAGTCCGAATGACTGCGAGCTCGCGCTTTTCGATCAGCGCCGCGCGCTCCGCTTCGTAGCCGGCGAGATCGCCTTTGAGACGTTCGCGGGCGACCGATGCCCGAGTGATCGACGGCCGCATGTGGGTCGTGGCCTCGATAACCTCCTGCTCCATCCTGTCGAGATCGATGGGGCTGGATTCCACGACGTGAAGCGCCGTTGATTTCTTCGCTGTCATTGGTCGTCTCCGTTCATTTCGTGCCGGTCACCCGGTCCCAAAAGAGCTTCAGTCTCTGCAATAAGAGCGAGACGAGCCGGGGTCGGCGTGAGCGTTTTGGTGATGGCGAGTTCGTGCGCAAGTTTGGCCTCCTGGCGTCCGCATTCCGCTTCGTAGGCATCCTTCAGCCGGAGATAAATTCCGGCGAGGATCGCCTTCGGCTTGCGGTAGCGGAGCGCCCAGAGCGCGTTCGCCGGCACGCCAAACCTGCTTTCGGCCCGATGCATTGCCGCTTCGACGGTATCCCCCGGGCCGCGATAGACGCGCGAGACGAGCACATTGGCCCAACTGGCAGCTTCATCGACTGCTTCTGCCTCAAACACTTTTGACTCCTGACGCAAAGCCTTCTTGCACATCTGCAAATCGTCTCCGGTTACGGTTGGTGCCGTAGGACGGAGGGCTTGCATGAAGACGAACTGGCGCAGCATCGGCACCCTGGCAGGCGAAGTGATGCGGCGCGCTGATGAAATGCGGGGAGCTGCCGGTGACGGCGCTCAGCCGGAAATGGAAGGCGACCCGCTGCCAACGGGAGGAAATATCGACAGCGGATCGCCTACGCGCGCTACGGGGGGCGAGGCGCGCGATGGAAAGGGAAACCGTACCCGGTCGGCTGACAAATGGGTGATCCGACCGCCGGGAAAGAGCCGAGGCGCGAACGCCCCGGCCAAGTGGGAGGAACAAAACGTCAAAGAGCCCGGCCCGAGCCCGAAGGCCCGACCCGTCCCACGGACTTGCGTCAGCAGGTCGATGGCCGCAGCATGCCCCACGAGGTTCCCCGCCTCGGCTGCGACCATCGATATGTTGATGCGGATGGATGGGCATCACGGTTCCTCCGCGATGTCGGTCATGGGGGATGAGCCCCGCTGACGGCGCGCCTGGACGAAACGCCACAGATCACCAGCACGGACGATCACTCGGCCAAGCGCGAGAACGCCGGCTAGGCCAACAAAGACGAAGCCGAGATACAAGGCCATATTGACGAGGATGGTCATGCCGCCACCTTCCCCGCCGCTTCGGCCGCGCGTTTGCAGCTATGGCAATGGTTCCGGCCTTGGGCGCCACACGCATTGAGGTTCTGGCAGAACGGACGCAAAGCGAGGATGAAATGCTTCTGCGCAGGCGTCGGGGCGTCAGGATCGGTCATGTCGAAGGACGGCGCGGCCGAGCCCGAAGGCTCGACCGACTTACCCGACCCGGCTGGCGCACCTGGCGCGGTAGGAGCCATCGGCCCTGCATCCTCACGGGCAGCAGCGTCCGACCGCAGCGGATCGGACGTTCGAACCCCAGACGGCTCCGTCTCGTTTGCCGTTTCCGGCGAATTGATAGCCGGGACTCCGCCCTCCCGGCTGGGCCTACTCACATCTCCCGACGCGGGCGCGCTATCCAAGGGCGCGTTGTTCCCGCCGTTGCCTGCGGATGTTTTCGCTTGGGAACTGGTTTGGCCGTCTGCGGAGGGCTCCGTACGGCCGGAAGAGCTTTGCGCGGCGGCCCGGAGTTCGCCGACCTCCTGCGCTGCCGAGGGGACGGACAGCGGTTCGGATTTGTCGCGCCTCGCACGCGCACGTGCACGAGGGCTGGACAAAATGGCAAGATAGCTATCGACGCCATCGGCCTTTTCGGCACGCTTGGTCTTGTCAGCAT